CGAGAAAGGTGGCACTAAAGTCGCTTCTCGTCGCGCTTCTCAGATTTTGTCTGGCGATGAAATTAGCCCTGACACTGTTATTGAAATGTCTGCTTGGCACGCCCGTCACGCGGTAGACGCTGAAGGTGAAGGATTTAGTTCTGGAGAGGATGGTTATCCAAGCCCAGGCAGAGTTGCTTTTGCTGCATGGGGAGGTGCTGCAGGTCGTAGCTGGAGTAACTCAAAATCAGAATCAATAAAAAAAGCGAGAGAGCGTAGTTATGATCCCAATAGCACGGAAACTATTGAAAACATGACTGAACGCGCTGCGCCTGATGCGCTTAAAACTGGAGATTTTGTTTCTTGGAATAGCAGCGGCGGCACAGCTCGCGGGCGCATAAGTCGTGTTGAACGTAACGGGACAATCGATGTCCCTGACTCAAGTTTTACGATCACTGGGACTGCTGAAGACCCTGCAGCGTTAATCACGCTGTATCGCGACGGTGAGCCTACAGATAGAAAAGTCGGGCACAAATTCAGCACTCTTACCAAGATTGCTGCGATCCGCATGTTTGAAGATACGGCGTTAACGCGGGCGCACAGCACTGATTACGTTGAGAAAGAAGACCGCACAATTGAGTTCCCGTTTGCTTCTGAGGAGCCTGTTGAGCGTTACTTCGGCATGGAAGTGCTGGAGATGTCAGAGAAAGCGATGGACTTGTCTCGCTTAAATGACGGTGCCCCACTTCTTTATCAGCATGATGCTGATCGAATTGTTGGTGTTGTGCAGCGTGCATACATCAAAGACAAGCGTGGTTACGCCGAAGTCAAGCTTGCCAACAATGAGCTTGGCCGCGAAATGCAAGATTTAATCAAAGACGGAATTATCAGAAACGTCAGCTTTGGATACAAGATCAATGAGATGGAGGAAGATAAGTCAACTACTCCAATGACTTATCGGGCCACCTCTTTCCAGCCGTTTGAACTCAGTTTGGTGACCGTGCCAGCTGATCAATCGGTTGGCATCGGTCGCAGTTTCGACCCTGTTGAAACTGTGTCTACGGCCTCAGCCGTACCTACTACAACTCCTATTTCCATCATGGAAGAACAAACTCCAGACCTGGAGCTTCTTCGTGCTGAGGCCTCCGAGGCCAAAGCAAAAGAAGCTGCTGAAATGCTTGCCCTTGGCAAGCGCACTCACAACATCGATCTTGCTCAAGAATTTGTAATCAATTCTCGCGGCATTGACGAACTTCGCTCCGCTCTTATTGAACAAATGGGTTCTAACGCCAAGCCCGTTGACACCACTGCTGGTGAAATCGGCCTCACGCAAAAAGAAGCTCGCAGCTTCTCCTTTCTGCGTGCCATCAATTACCTAAGCAATCCTGGCGATCGCGCTGCACGCGATGCTGCTGGTTTTGAAATTGAGGCCTCTGAAGCCGCTGCAGCCAAGCTTGGCCGTCAGTCACGCGGCATCACTGTCCCGTCTGACGTTATGCGTCGTGACCTCAACGTTGGCACGGCTACTGCCGGTGGCAACCTTGTTGAGACCGAGTTGGATGCAGCCAACTTCATCGACCTCCTGCGTAACGCATCAGCACTGGATCAAGCTGGTGCAACTGTGTTGACTGGCCTTTCTGGCAATGTCAACATTCCTCGTCAGTCAGGCAGTGCAACTGCTTACTGGGTCGCTGAGTCCGGTTCCCCAACCGAATCACAGCAAACCATCGATCAGGTTGCGCTTACGCCTAAGACCTGTGGTGCTTTCACTGATTTCAGCCGTCGTCTGCTGATCCAGTCCTCCATCGATGTGGAGAACATGGTGCGTGGCGATCTTGCCAAAGTGCTTGCTTTGGAAATTGACCGCGTTGGCCTTTATGGCTCCGGTTCTTCCAACCAGCCCTTGGGTCTTAAGGACACCACTGGTGTTTTGACCGAAGACTTTGCTGCTAACACCCCAACATTTGCTGAGGTGGTTGCGCTTGAGTCTGACATTGCTGGAGCAAACGCCTTGCTTGGCTCACCTGTTTATCTGATGAATGCCGCAATGCGCGGTGCTCTGAAGACAGCAGAAAAAGCCAGCAACACTGCTCAGTTCATCTACACAGGTGATGAAGTCAACGGCTATCGCGCCGTCGTTTCAAACCAAGTTGCAAGCAACGATCTGTGGTTCGGTAACTTCTCCGACCTGATCATGGCTTACTTCTCTGGCTTGGATCTGATGGTTGATCCTTACACCGGCAGCACCTCTGGCACTGTCCGAGTGGTTGCGCTGCAGGATGTTGACGTGGCAGCCCGCCATGGTCAATCCTTCAGCCGTGGTAACAACACCCTCTGATCATGAAGATCAAGATCCGTAAGCAAGTTGTGCTAGCGGGTCAGGTGGTTCGGATTGGGGAAGTCGTTGAGGCCTCCCCAGCCGACGCCAATATCCTGATCGGTAGTGATCTTGCGGAGGTTTACAACGAACCTCCTGAAGTCGAACAACCCGTCAAACCCAAACGCCGGAGGAAGGCAACCAATGACGATTCAAAATCTGGGGACTAGAACAGAAGTTCTCAACCTGCTGCCAAGCGATGTGGTGACAACCACAGCTGCTGGTTCTGCTGTTGATCTGCTCGACTACGAGGGCGACATCGCTGTTTCTCTTGACGCCGAAGCTGGTGGTTCAGGCATCACCTACGCAGTCAAATTGACTGAGGCTGACACGTCTGGTGGCTCTTACACCGACGTAACCGGCGGTGGATTTACCACTAGCGGTGCCAACGCTGCGGCAACTGAAAAAATTAGTGTTAACACTAATGAAATGAAGCGTTTCATCAAAGCTAATGTCACTGTCGCAGGTGGCACTGGTGCTGGTGCAATTAGCGTCATTGCTGTTGGCTCTAAGAAGTACGGCTGATCATGGCTATTGAAGATACCTTCGCTTTTCTAAATGCAGAGGAGTTTGGAACTACCTGCCAAATTGGTGGAGGTTCCAATTTTGTTGGTATCTTGGATTCGCCGATGGATGTGATCGCGGGTGGTGTGGCTTTAAGTCGAGAGTATTTGCTAATGGCAAAGACTTCAGACGTAAGCTCTGCTGCTCGCGGCACTTCTATTACTGTTGCATCTGAGGCGTACACCGTCAGGGAGAATCGCCCTGTTGATGATGGCCTGTTTTCTGAGCTTTTGTTGAGTAAGGACTAATGGCCGACACAAGGCGTGAATTGATTCTTGCTCGAATTAAAACGAACCTTGATTCTGCCACTGGCGTAACGGTTTACCGAAGCAGGGTTGAACCGTTGGCGCGTGGTGAAGTGCCCGCAATCATTGTCGAACCGGTGTCGGACCAGCCGTCCGAACAGTTTAGTAATAAATTGCAATGGACCTTGCGTGTGAGGGTGACGGTGCTGGTTCGATCTGGTGTGCCTGACGACGCTTCCGATACTTACTCACAGCAGGTTCACAACTTGATAATGGCTGACAGCACTGTCAACGGCTACGCTTTAGACATTGACCCTGATCGAGTTGACTTCAGCTTGTACGAGGCTGATGTGCCGTTGGGGGTTGTTAGTATGGATTATCTGGTCAAATATCGCTCAAGCCGCGTTGACCTGACATCAGCGTAGGGTTGGCTTGCGGAAGCAGTTAACTTAAACTGATGCAATAAACATCGCCCTTTTTCTGAGGCCTTACACATGGCAAAACTAGCCCGAGTGAGGTCCATCCTCGCCAAAACCGAGTCAACCTACGGAACAGACTCAACTCCAACAGGTTCGGATAACGCGATTCAAGTTTCAGCTCTTGAAATCAACCCTGCTGAATCCGAAATTCTTTCGCGTGATTTGATCCGCAGTTATTTAGGCAACAGCCCTCAGCTGATTGCAAATACTCGCGTTAGTGTTACGTTCACGGTTGAATACTCAGGCTCCGGCACAGCTGGAACCGCTCCCAAGTATGGCCCGCTAATTGAAGCTTGCGGCTTTAGCGAAACCATTGTTGCAAGTACTTCGGTAACGTACTCTCCGATTTCAAGTACTTTTGAGTCAGTCACAATTTACATCGACAACGATGGCATTCGTCACAAGGTGACTGGGGCTCGAGGTTCTTTTACTCTTAGCCTTAATGCAAACCAGATCCCAGTTTACAATTTTACAATGACTGGGCAATACGTTGCCCCGACAGATACAGCATCTCCCACGTTAACGTTTAGCAATCAAGCAACGCCTGAAATCTTTAACGATACAAACACCACAGCGTTTACTCTTTTCTCAGAAACTGGCTTAGCCCTTCAGTCTGCTGAAATTGATCTTGGCAATGAGGTCGTTTATCGGGAATTGGTCAACTCAAACAAAGAAGTGCTAATTGTTGATCGCGCGGCAACGGCCAATTTTGTGGTTGAGTGTCCAACGTTGGCAGTGGCTGACTTCTTTGCTCTTGCTGTTGCTGGAACTGCTGGTGATCTAAGCATTGTGCATGGGGCCACGGCAGGCAACATTATTACCTTGACTTCTCCAGCGACTGGATTGTCATTAGGTAATCCAACGTATTCGGAAGATCAAGGCATTGTTATGCTGAACCTTCCTACTACTATGGTGCCAAGTTCGTCGGGTAACGACGAAATCACACTTGCTTACACCTAACCTGCATGGCTTTTGTTCTCAAGAAAGTTTCTTCTTACAAATGGCCTGTTGCCGTTGACGTTCCTGTTGACGGCGGCAAGTTTAAAAAAGAAACTTTTACGGCAATCTTTAAAAAGATGAGCCGCTCAGCTTTTAACGACTTAATTGAGCAAGGCGATGATGCTTTGATTAATGAGATTGTTGAAGGCTGGGAGGGCATTAAAGATGAGGATGGGGACGAAGTCATTTACAGCGAGAAAGCACAAGCTGAGCTGTTTGACGATCCTTATGTTCTGCGTGGTGTAAT